TGGAGGAGGAACAGAGTAACCTGCTGGCAGGTGGCATCCCACGAAAACAAGGCTTTACCCTGGAGTTTGTGAGCTATGGCAACGACCTGCAGAACGTCTGACGGGGATCTGCTGGATGTGATCTGCCAGCACTACTACGGCCACCTTAACGGCACCGTCGAGGCGGTGTTGGAGGCGAACCCGGATCTGGCCAGAGAGGCGCAGCCTTACCGCGCCGGCCTGCTGATCCAGCTGCCCGACCTGTCGGCACCGGCGGTCGAGCTGCTGCAGCTGTTCGACTGATCCTCATCGCGTTGCGCGTAACCAGCCCCGCCCTGTGCGGGTTTTTTTGTGCCTGGAGCAAGCATGAAACCCACGTATCGAATCATTGCGGATAGCAAGGACATCACAGCGCTGATCAATGACCGCCTGTTGCTGCTGCGCGTTTCGGACAAACCCGGCATGGAGTCGGACGAGTTCGAGCTGCGCATTGACGACCGCGACCAGGCTGTCGCTCTGCCTGCGCGCGGCGGCCGCGTGGAGGTGCTGTTGGGCTATGAGGGACAGCCCCTAAAACGCATGGGTGCTTACACGGTCGATGAGGTGCAACTGAGCGGGCCGCCGGACGAATTGTCCATTCGCGGTAAGGCCAGCGATATGCGCGGCAGCGGCAAGACCGTGCGCAGCGGCAGCTGGGAAAACGTGCCGCTGTCGCAGATCGTCAACGAGATTGCCAAGCGCAATGGCTGGGAGCCAGTGTGCCCGGTCACCACAAAGGTCGAGCGCGTCGATCAGCGCAACGAGTCGGATTTTAACTTTGTCACGCGCCTGGCCCGGCAGTACGACAGCACCGCCAAGGTGGCCGACGGCAAGCTGTTGGTGATGCCTCGGCAGGGCGGCAAGAGTACCTCGGGCAAATCCCTGCAGGTTATCACCATCAACAAGACGGACGTTTCCCGGTACCAGTTCCGCCTGGGTGACCGCAGTACGCAAAAGGCTGTGAAGACCCAGCACCAGGACCAGAAAAGCGGGGCCATGAAAGTGGTCGAGCTGGGCAACGACGAGTCACCCGATGGTCTGCCCCCGGTGCATACCGACCGCCACATCTACCCCAACAAAACCGCTGCCGAGCAGGCCGCCAAAGCGCGGCTGGCCGCGTTCAACCGCAGCACCGCCGGCGTGCGCCTTGAAATGGCAGGGCGGCATGACCTGTTCGCCGAATGCACGATCAACGCCCAAGGCTTCAAGGTCGGCCTCGATGGCGAGTACCTGGTGGAGAGCGTGGAGCAGGTGTTTACGCAATCCGGGTGGAGCACGACGGTGGAATGCAACGGCGGCAAGAAGGGCAAGGCCAAGGCCTCGGGCAAGAAAAAGAAAGTCGAAAAGCCGCTCAAGGTTGAGCAGCTCTAATTCCCTTGGCCGCTTTAGGCCATCACTGGAGGCACCAATGGCAATCCAAGCGCATGGCGGTATTCTTTGCCCAGGTCGGCCATGAGTCTGGTCAGCTGCTGTATGTGCGTGAGCTCGGTAACGATGCCTACTTGGCCAAGTACGACACCGGTCGCTTGGCGCAGCGCCTGGGCAACACCCCGGCGGCTGATGGCGATGGTCAGCGGTACCGTGGCCGTGGGCTTATCCAGATCACCGGCCGCGACAACTACGAGGCCTGCAGCGAAGCGCTGTTCGGTGACAGCCGCTTGCTCAACACCCCCGACCTGCTCGAGCAACCCGTCTACGCCTCGCTGTCGGCCGGCTGGTTCTGGCAGCGGGCGGGGCTTAACACACTCGCTGACAAGGTGCTGCAGGCCGATGACTCGTTTTTCGAGTCGATCACCCGTCGCATTAATGGTGGCTTGAATGGTTTGAAAGATCGCCAGGCGCTCTACACGCGGGCGCTCGAGGTGCTGCAGTAATGTCGCTGAATTGGCGTATCGCCCTGTTGGCTGTTGCGGTCGGGCTGTATGTCGGCGGCCGTGGCGCCTGGGTGTGGCAGGCCAGCGAGTACGGTCGGCAGCTTGCTGACCAGGCCGCTGGTTACGTTCGGCAACTGTCGGACAAGGATCGAGCCTATAGCCGAGAGCGCGAAGAGGCTGCAGTTGCAGCTCTGGGGCAGTTGGCGGAGCAGAAGACTCAGCGACAAGCCCTGGAGATTCGCCTGCAGGAGCAGGGCAAAACACATTGGCAGGAGATGAACGATGCTCAACAAACTCAAACTCGCCTGCGTGACCGGCTTGCTACCGCTGATCTGCGGTTGTCAGTCCTTGTCGACGCCAGAGCCTTTGCCGCCCCGGGTGGTGACGGTGGGGTGCGAAAAAGCGCCGGCACCGGAGGCCTGGTACATGGCGCCGTACGCGCCCAACTTGACCCAGCGCATGCTCAACGAATTATCGCCATCACCGACGAGGGCGACCGGGCGCTGATTGCACTGCAGGCCTGCCAGGCCTACGTGCGCGAAGTCACCAAGTAAAAAGAGGCGAGCCAGGAGGATGCGTCAACATCCAGCCCGGCCCGCCGAACCCGCAGACCCTTCCTGCAAGTCCAGCCGTGGCCTCTGCCTTGTGCACAAAGCGCGGCGAGCCTAACACCTGTTTATCCATACAGTAAAGACTTGCATACCTATGACCTCTCCTATCATTCCCTGGATGGGTGGCAAACGCCGCCTGGCCGACCGCTTGATCCCTCCCTTTCCCCCTCATGAGTGCTATGTCGAAGTCTTCGCCGGCGGTGCCGCGTTGTTCTTCATGCGTCCACAGCCCGCCCCAGTGGAGGTGCTGAACGATCTCAACGGTGACCTGATCACCCTCTACCGCGTTGTGCAGAACCACCTGGAGGAGTTCGTGCGCCAGTTCAAATGGGCGCTCAGCTCTCGGCAGATCTTTGAGTGGCAGAAGATGACGCGTCCTGAAACCTTGACTGACATTCAGCGTGCTGCCCGGTTCTTTTACCTACAGCAGCACGCCTTCGGTGGGAAGGTCACTGGCCAGACATTTGGTACTGCCACCACCGGGCCGGCAATCAACCTGCTGCGCATCGAGGAGAATTTGTCTGCTGCCTGGCAGCGCCTCGCCGGCATCTATGTGGAAAACCTGCGTTGGCTCGACTGCGCCGAGCGCTATGATCGAGCACACACCTTCTTTTACATGGATCCGCCGTACTGGCAGACCGCGGGGTATGGCGTCGACTTTCCGTTCGAGGAATATGAGCGGATGGCTGACTTCATGCGTCGCTGCAAGGGCAGGGTGATGGTGAGCATCAACGACCACCCGGACATTCGCCGAGCGTTTGAAGGGTTCCACTTCGAGCACCTTGATATCCGTTATAGCAACACGAATCAGCGGCAGAGTAAGGCGGAGGTGACCAGTGAACTAGTGATTATGAATTGGCAGCCCGGTAGTTTGGGGCAACTATTTTAACTCATGATCGTGCTAAGGACTGCTGAGGTGGTTCAGCTGCTGTGTGGGATGTTTCACATAATTTGAAAGCCACGCGCGGTCTGCGTTCAGTGGCTTTTTGGTATTGTGTTGAAGGTTTTTTGTACCGTAACTACCAATCTAGAATTTGCTGCTGCGAACCGGGAGCAGTCCATGATTGCACCGGTTCGGAGAGCATTATCGTATGAGATTTAAAGTATCGGAAATCTCCTTAGGGATGAAGCCCCTGAAGTCTTCAATGACTTCTAGGACAGATAGCTTCAGACCGGACTCTCTGTTGTTTTTCTTTATTCCATGGAGCTCAGGGAAGGTTTTCACGATGAGCTTCTCATAATCATGTCCATTGCGGTGGAGAAATTCGATAGGGTAATCCAATTCAAACCCGTTCTCGCAATAAGTGGTTTCGGTGTTGCTTAAGTCGATGCCGCATTGAGACAGGAAGCTGTTTATCATATTTTGACATTCGTTATTGTTTAGCTCTTTAGCGTCGATATATGAGGTTTTTCCTGTGGTTATGCCAAAGTCTGAGTAAGTTTTTTTTCGATTTCTAATTAGGGCTAGGCATACATAAATCGGGTCAAGTATGTAGTTGTCGATTGCGTAGCGCTTGTTATTTCCTAATACCAATACAGGTCCATCGCTTTTGTTTTTGTTATCGTGATCAATGACCCCCCATGCAAGGTCGCTGCCCGAACTTCTAAGCTTACTCACAATGTCTATGACGTCGGTGCAATTTGCATTTCCACTATGAGGTTCTACAAAAATAGGGTTGTAGTTGAATCTATGATCTCGATTCAGGATCCTAAATAGTTTTGTGTAATATTCTACATCATATCGGCCTTCAACGAAGATCTGTCGACGGTTCTCATAAGATATTTTTAAGTGTTCAATTCCTGTGGTGAGTAACTGAATTGCATGATGATCACTAATCATTGTCAGGGTTTTCGATGGTCGATCCAGCTCGAATAGAGAATGCTCTGGAGCAAGGGCCGCAGTAGTTGGTGAATGAGTGCTCATTACTACTGTCACGCCGGCTTTGTTTACAATGGATTCACTTATAGTTTCGATCAGTAGTTTTGAGAAATGAGGGTGAAGTGGTGCGTCTGGCTCATCTAATAGAAGGACTTGACCTTTTGTGCGACCCTCGCTAGTGTTAT